GCAGGCTTGTTTCACGTGAAACAAGCCTGCAACCGTGTTGCTTCAGGCTGCTAAGGTATTTCGCTTGAATCTTAGCACGTTTATTTATAAATTTAACATGGTTGCCATCTTCAAGCATAATCACACCGTCCATATGCCACTCAACTTCGACTAGGGCTGAGGACTGCCCAAAGGCAACGTTGCGAATGACCCTCTTAGCAAATGCAGCGCCCTGCTCCTCTGTGGTTGCTGGTCTAACAATCTTTTTTCTTGGCATGATTTACTCCCAAAAAGTAGAGGCGGGGCCTAAGCCCCGCCCCCACCAAGTTCCCGAAGGAAAGATTACACGGTGACGCGAATCTTGCCGTTGAACTGTGGCGCCTTGCCCGCGAGCCCGAACATCACATACATGATGTAGAGGCGGGAAAGCGAACCGTTTACGCCGACTGGAATCTCCAGCGTCGTGATCGAGTCCGAACCAAGGTACGGCATCGACCAGGTGTCCTCGTCTACGACATACATGTCGCGGTACGAGTCGGTGCTGATTGAGTACGACCCAATGCTGTCACCAGGTACTGGGATGATCGGGAGCTCACCGGCAGCCGTAACAACGGTACCAAGTGTAAGGCCCATGACCTGCCCACCCTGTGATGGAGCATTGTAGCGAACAAGGTTCGTGACTTCGTTCGTAAGGCCAGCGTAGTCCGTAGGCGAGCAAAGGATCGCCGAAGGATTTCCACCCTGGTTAAGAATCGAAGCAACGTTGTTGTTGATCGTTGCAAGGTAAGCCGCGCTCGACTTGTTGACGATCTGAGCCTGCCCTGCGGCCGTGCCGAGGGTCTTGCGCAGACCGGTGAAGCCGTTTGCATCGTATGCACCAAGCTCCGTAGCAGCGCCGGCCGAAGCCGTCGTGTCAGCGTTACCCTGGAAAAGGGCAACCTGGAGCTTGTGCGCAATGGCGGTAACGCCCGAAGCAAGTTCGGTCGAAAGCCCGTTGAAAGGCCCGCCACCCTGGTTAAGGGCGAACTGCGACTTCAGCGTGATACCGCGGCGGGTCGCAAGCACGGCGACGTTTGTCGTCGCGCGAGCGTAGGTCGCGGAATCATCGGTTACGGTGCCAGTTTCTGTCTGGAAGACAGCGTCACCGAAGGCCGACTGTCGGTTGAACGCGTGCACGAGGCCGTTTGCCGGCTCCTTGCGAATGCGCTCAAAGAATGGAAACTTCTTTACGAACAGCGAGTAGAGGATTGGCTCCAAGTCCTGACGGATAAGAGCCGTGCCGCCGCTGCTGTCGAGGAGCTTGGCGATGTTGGGATTAGCAACAGCAAGCTGGTTAAGGACGTCGGACGAAGCCTGCTTGCCGGTCTCACGGGCTGCCTGAATGTCAAGCATCTCGCGAAGATCGGACGAGCTCATCTTCGAGAACTTCTTGCGAAGGTCCTTCTGAATCGCATAGGCCTCGGCGGCGTCGAAAGTCTTTCCGGCGCCCGAATCTCGGGTCACCACGGACTCGTTAAGGGTTTCAAGGCCCTTGTCGAATCCGCCTAGGATCTCTCGGTTGTCGCTCATGATTTATTACTCCTGAGTCTCCAGCACACGCTGGATGTATGGGCTTAGCCAAGGGGCAGATGTTGCCATCTCTCCCGTGGCGCGCTTGAAGGCCGGCACATGACTAACGGGGACGTCAATCAATCGACCGACCAGGTCCAATGTCTTTTCCAACTCCAACTCGACCTTGGCCTTTGCAGCCAGGACATCGGTGAAGCTCTTCTTCAGAGCTGCGACCTCAGCCTGAGCGGCAAGGGCTGCATCTAGTGCAGACTTGGCAATTTCCGCGACCTCGGCAATAGCTGCTGTATCGGCGGTCTTATCATCAGAAGCAGCCACAACGGGCTCTTCTGCTGTTTCAATGGCCACTTCGACCGGAGCCTCTGTTGGCTCAACGGACTTTGCGGCGGGCTTTGCCGGGGCCTCTGGGGCCTCTGGGGCCTCTGGGGCCTCCTCAGCGGCTGGAACCTCAGCCTCAACGGCAACTGGCTCCTCAGCAACTGGAGCATCGGCAACAACCGGGGCCTCAACTGCGACTGGGGCTGGCTGACCGGTGGCTGCTGCAAGGCGAGCTGCGGCAAGTGCGGCCAAATCAGCGTCTGTTGCGTCCTTGACCAACTCGGCGCCAAGTGCCTCTAGGGCCTGGACGTGCGCTGGCTTCTCTTCAGCGGCAGCCTCAACGGCAACCTCCTCTACGACGGCAACTTCCTCGACAGCGGCAGCCTCAACCGGGGCGGCCTCCTCGGCAACGGGCGCTACGGCCTCGTCAACAATAATCTCGTTTTCGTTTTCCACGTTCTTTACCTCCAATGTTTCGCCCTCTGGGCGTTGCTCTTGGTCGATGCCCGAGGTCAGTACTTCTGCCTCTCCTGGCTCTTCAACTTCATGCGTCTCGATAACAAGGCTATCAAAAGATTTTGCAGCACGAAGGGTGGACATTTTGTGCCCAACAATTGTGTCCGTTGCCTTGTCATCTTTATAAACGCGAATCAAGACGGCTGGATCGCCCTCTTCTGCGTTAATGGTAAATGAGGAACCAGGCACCTTAACGCTGCCCTCGCGCACAATTTTGGTAATCTTTCCTCGTGCGGTTCCGCCGCTGGAGTTCCAACTGACCATGTCGCCAACTGCAAGGTTGTGAGAAGATTTTTGCTCCTCAACAGCAGTGCTGCGAAGGCTCTTTACAGCATTCTGTAGATATGAACGCTGATTTGCAGGAATGCCAACAACTGAGGCTTCCATCAACTTGACACTATCAATAACGTATGTCTCTTCTCCGGTAGCCTTATCAACCTTCTTGCTAACGCGATCTACTCGCGCGCCAATTGACAGGCCGAGCTTGACACCGCGCTTGATTGCGCGGTATGCCCGAATTGCTTCCGGGTTTTCGTCCTCGGAGACAACTGAGATGTCAACGTCAAGGTCAAAAACTTCCTGCCCGGATGCGTCAATTCGCTTGACAATGCGTGCATCCTTGACCGAACCAAACAAATCGTCGGGAACCTGATACTCATGGTTGAGCCAGATTGTCATGTTTTGCTTGGCGGTTGCCTCCATGCTCTTCAAGGCGGCAAGCGTCATTTCGTCGCCATGGAGGTCGCGGATTGTTGAAGAAGTGGTGCCCGTTACATAACGGTCGCCGTTATCAGCCTCAAAGGCCTTAAGGGCATTCGTGTAAATCTTAAAGTCGGACATTTATCCCCCTTGCATAGGCCGTGCACGGCCAATTGCGCTAGATAATACGCGTGCTTTATCCTGCCCTACAAGCCACTACAAATCTATGTGTGGCATTTCTACGCATATTTGCGTGTCAGGTGTCATCGCGTATTGACGTATGATAGCATATGTGCAATGAAAGACACCGTCTGTAAACTTTGCCACCAGATAAAAGAGTCGGGAGCCGAAATCCAAGAGCTCTCGAATGCCTTGTTGCGCCTTCAGCGCCAAATCCAGCCAGTCCTTGATTCCTATGACAAGCAACGCAAGGCGCATCTAAAGTGCGCCTCCTGCCTTATCCTTATAGGACCAGACCATTTGGACAACCAGTTGGTTCCGGAGCCAATGGTGCCCCGGGCTAAGGGGCAAAAGCGCTATATGGTCTGCCCTGACTGCTATAAGCATCACGCCAAGATGAGAATGAGCGTTCCACAAATGAGGAAATATCATCAGCGATTGTCAGAGATTATGGATAAACAGGAAATAGAAGACCTGGCCAGTCTTCCCTCAATTGAAGAGGCGGAAGAAGAAGCCAAAAAGTGGGCGCTAACCACCCTGGACGATGTCGACGCCTGACGTATCCTCTACAGTAGAGGTTGAGTTTGTTGATATTACCTGCGTGGTTCCTGTATGGTGGAGTCCGTACATGGCAGATTACACAGTTACATTCAGAAGCGGAAGAAGAGTGGTATCCTGCACCAGAGCAGAAATGCAGGAATACGTCAACCAGAAAATGACCAACAACATATTCCGCTCGGCGCTACGGCGTTCGGCGCGTGGGGGTAGATAGCTAGATGGCAGAAAATCGATCACTCTTCCAGCGGATTTTTGGCGGCGGAGACACTAGCCTAAAAGCTGGCGGCACTGCCATTGTGCCCGACTACGACATTGGGCCATACGCTCGCGGGGTGGGCTCCGTCCAAATGACTCGCCGCAGCGTCATGCAGTTGCGCAAGTGGTCCCGAAGCAACCCGTGGATTCGTGCTGCAATCAACTTGCGCCGAAGCCAAGTAAGCCGTGCCAAGTGGGACATTGTGTCCCTTGACGGCGATGAGGTTAGAGGGACTACGCGCAAAATTAGCCAAATTAAAGAGCTGCTTCGCACGCCAAACCGCCGAATGGACTCATGGCGCTCACTCATTGAGCCAGTTGTTGAGGACATCCTTGTTCTTGACCAGGGCGCCATTGAGGTTATTCAGTCGCGTGGCGGCGCTATCGGCATTGAGGGCGCAAAGCCAGTGGCGGAACTCATCGCAAGAGACGGCGGCTCAATTGCCTTTAATAATGATTGGACCGGAGAAACCGACAACGACCCTCGCTATTACGAAATTGACCAAACTGGCAGAATCTCCCGAAAGTTTAAGAACCACGAACTGATTTGCTTTATTTCAAACCCGGTAACCTATTCGCCAATCGGCCTCTCGCCGCTTGAAGTACTTGCCGACACCATTGAAGCTGACCTTACTGCCGCCGCATACAACGCAAAAGCAGTTTCTGCGGCAGCCCCACCAGGCGTTTTGCACCTTGGCGAGGGCATTCGCGCCGACCAGGTTGATGCGTTTAAGGCGTATTGGGATACAGAAATTTCCGGTCGCAGTCAGATTGCTATTACCGGCGGCGGCAAGGGCGTGCAATGGATTCCGCTCGCATCCTCAAACCGGGACATGCAATTCATGGAGTGGCAGATTTACCTGGCGCGAAAGATTTGCGCAGTGTTTGCCGTTCAGCCACAAGACATTGGCATCACGATGGACGTGAACCGTGCCAGCGCAGACGTCGGCGCCGCGTTTACCCAGGACGTTGGCATTGCCCCGCTCCTAGACCTTATCTCTGAGTACATGACGCGAGAGATTATCTGGCGCTACGACAAAAACCTCCGCTTTGTTTACACCGAGGTTGGACGAGAGAGCCAGGGCGCAATGGCCGACTATTACAAATCTGCCCTATCTGGCCTGCCGTGGCTAAAATTGA